CGAACAGGCCCACGTCGGCGTACGCGTGGCGAGCCTGGGACAAATGGATCAGGAGTGCCTTCCGGCCGAGGTCCTTGTCCGTCGTGCGACCCACGATCAGTCCTTCCCCGTCAGGCTGTACTTGCTTCCTGGATTATCAGTCAGCCCCCGATGGAACGCTGGTGGGTCGCGATCGGTGTCGCTCTCGACGCTCTCCTTGTCGCTGATGGAGATGCCGCCGGCATAGGCAGCGACGGGGCCGTCATCCTGGATGTCGGACAGCAGAGCGCGGTATTGACTGGCCCGCTGGGAGTACGTGATCGAGATCTGGCCGGTCGTCTGGTCGACGAGTCGGACGTACTTGGCAATCAGTTTTCGGATGGCGCTGCAGCTGGCAGCCACGACGCTGCCAGCTACAGTCAGGAGGTATGCAATCTCTTCGTTGGTCAGTTGCTGGTCGTTGGTGTCCGTGTCGCCGATAGCGAAACGCACAGCGTCTCGGTCACTCGCCCCGGGATTCCCGCTGTACGTCCAAGTCATCGACGAGCCTCACCATGACAGCAGCTTACGCAACGCAGGTCTCGAGGAACGCGCCGCAGTCGCTTGCGACGACCTTCATGTCGTACGCCATCTCGTTCTCGACGCGAGTCGCGTTCCTCAAAGGCACCGGGATCGTCTTGGTCCGCAACCCCTCGTTGCCAGCGCCGAGCAGGCCGGCCCAGCTGAACACGTAGCCAGCCGAGGGGGCCATCAGCGCGGGGTTGGGCTGCTTGAAGGCCAGAAGGCAGTGCTTCCCGAAGATTCGAGCGAGCGACGCCGTCTGCCCCTTCACCGACGAGTTGTAGATCCCGCCGGGGACGATCACCTTGTCCACGCCGAACAGGGCCGCGAGCAGCTCGGGGGTGACCACGTCGCGCTGGGTGTACTTGATCCGGTCGATGATGTCGGCGTGGTTCTTGACAACGTTGAACACCGCCTTTCCCATGACCATGATGTTGGATTCCTCACCACAGCTCGCCGCCATTGCCTCTTTGGCGTTATCGACATCGACGAGTGGGTGGCTGTCCGCCACGTCCCACCGTTTGAACTCGTTCACACCTGGGGCACCTGCCACGCCGTCCCAATCCGTGTCCCACACGCCGGGCACGAAGTAGCTCGCCGCGAAGAGCAGATCGCGCTTGATCAGCAGCTTCTGCGTCAGGATGCGGGCCGCGTCGCGCATCGGGCTGAGCGGGGCGTCGGCGTTGGACACCTGGTCCTCGTCCACGTCGATGTGCAGCGCGTACTTGTCGCAGCTGTACGTCGGCGTGTTGTCGATGTCGTAGTCCACGCCCGCCGACTCGGTCGCCGGGGCTCGACGCTCGGCCTCGGTTCGGAGCAGGTCTCCCTTGTCGTATGTGAAATACCGGTCGGACTGCTTCTGGACAGGCACCAGCGGGAACACCTGTGCTGTAACGAATTTGTCTAGCTTCTGCAGGTGGGCCACCGAAATATTGGTGAGCGGTGCGTTGACGTGCATGTCACCGGGGCTTGGCATCTTCGTATCTCCTTCTGCCCCCGCTCTCCGGCGGGGCTTCGATCAAGCCCCCGAGGGGGCAGCCTGGCTACAGGTCCTCGACCAAGATCTCGCCCGAGACGTCGGCCGTCGTGGCGCCCGTGTCGGCGAGCGTAAGGTCGGTGTCGAAATTCGCCTTGAGCGACGCTGCCAGGGGCGCCGGGGTCTTATTCTCGCCGTGCACCGCAGCCCCCGTGATCGTGGCGATGTAGGTATTCGTGGCGTCGGTCAGCGTTGCCGTGAGCACCGACGCTCCAGCCGGGGCCACGCCCGCGTCGATCATCATGCTCAGCGGGATGTACTTCCGCTTGAACTCGCGATCGGTGAAGGCCGTGGTTCCGTCGAGGGTCGCGCCGGCGGCGCTGAAGCTGATCACATGCTGGCGGTCGGTCCGCTGGCCAACGATCGGCAGGGGCTTGATCCTGACCGTCGGCTCTGTGGCGCTCGCGATGGACTCGATGATGCCCACCAGGACGTTGCCTGGGGTTGTGGTGATGGTGGTAGCGTTGGTGACCCAACACTCCTTGCCCACGTCGGTGTCGACCAGCCCGGCCCCCGTCAGCTCGACCAGCCCGATTCGACGAATGAGGGCGACCTCGGCTCCGTCGGCACCGCCCGAGTTGTCCACCGTCTCCAGGGCGAAGCCCCAGAAGCTGACGGCGGTCGCGTCCGCGGCGTCGACGAGATACCCGTCGGCGTCGAGACACACCATGTGGTCGACCGTGATGGTCTTGGCAGCGGCGATTCCCACGGACACGGCCGAGACGTCGGCCGAGTAGGATGCCTGCTGCGGAACCATCAGCGCGGCGAACTCACGGCCGGCAGCTCCTGCGGCCTCCAGTGCGATGGCGAAGATGTAGGTGCCTACCGTCGCGGTCACGGCACGACCAGAGGCGTCGGACGACAGGGCCGCACCGGCCGCGACCACGCCACCAGCCACGACAGGGCAGACCACGCCGACCGACACCTTGCACGGCTCACCGCTCGCCGGATCGTTCATCAACACGCCGGCCACGCACTCGCCGGCTCCACACAGATTGGCGGTGTTCGCCGCCGTTACCTTGACCAAGTAGTGCTTCTTGGTCGACAGATCGGCTGCCGCGACGAGGCTGCCGAAGGCCATTTCCTGCTCGATTCTCGCTCCCATGATCAGCTCCTGTCACGGCGCTCATCGCGCCCACGGGGTTTGATGTCAGGCGCTCATCGCGCGCATGTACTCGTCGTACAGACCCGGGTTCAGCTCCAGCGCCTTGGTCATCGCCTGCTCTGGGGTCATCTCCGTCGCGGACTTCTCGGTCAGAGACTTCGCCGCAGCGGCGATCTTGGACAACGCTGCCCGTGGCCCCACGGGCAGTCGCCCGCTCCCGCCCAGGTCATGCATCAGGTCGCTCTTTGCCACGAGCTCGTCTACTGACCTCAGGAGGGTGAGCAGGGTCTCGCCCGCCTTGGCGTCGGACTTCTGCACCATGCGGATCAGCCCGGCGAGCTCGTCGGTGGCGAGGGGCACATGGGACAGCTCCAGCTGGGCCTTGGTGAAGGTCTCGCGCAGGGCCATGTCCTCCCGGTCCGCGTCGATCGACTTCTGCAGCTTCTCCAGCTCGGCCCGATTGGCATCGGCGGTCTTCTGCAGCTCCGTCCACTGGGCCTTCAGCTCGGGGGTCAGCCCCTCGACCTGCTTGACCACCGGGGTCACGCCGGCCAGCTCGGCCAGGGCATTGACCGCATCGTTGACCAGAGGGGTCGGAGCCTGGAGGCTCGCGACGGCCGACTTCACGATCTCGATGAGGGAGGTTCGCTTGGCCTCGGCGTCCTCGAGCGCCTTCTGCACCTTGGCGGTCTCGTCCGGCTTCCCGCCGAACCCGAGCACGTCGGCCAGGGCTTTCGACGCCTTGGAGAACATCTCCTCTGACATGCCGCCCTTGGACTTGCCCAGCGCCTCGATCGCCGACTTCACGAACTTCTGAACCTCGGCGGGCAGTGCGGACTTTTCGAGGTACTCGCTCAGCTGCTGCTCGGTGACCATCGTTTCCTCCGTCGATGTTTGACTCTTGGACTTCTGGAACAATTTGCGCTTACGGTTCGCGGGATGCCTGACCGCAGACAGTTCCAGGACGTTTACGTTTTCGAGCCAGGTTGCCATGCTGTACCAATATCAAGACTTACAGGCGTTTAACTGTCAATTAAACAATCGGCGCAAAACTGCGCATGATTGCGAAACTACAGCCGATTTTTTTCGTTTTTTTTCCGACAGCCTACGGGATGACCAGCATGATCCCGCGTGGCGACGAGACGGTCCTGAGCACGGCTCGAAGTATGGTGTCGTCGCGGAATTGCCGTGGACCACGGTCTCCCACGACTATCACATGCCCGTCGGGCAGCGACTCGCGCATTGCCCTGGCGCGGGTCAAGTGTTGAATCATACCCGCCGGGGCCAGCTCATCGACCAGCTCTGACACCCCAGCCCGTCCACCCTTGTCGGCCATCTCTTTTGCGTCCGCCGCGGACGCCTCGGTCCACTGGATCCGTCGCTGCGTCCCGCTCCCCGTGCACCTCGGGCGCAACAGTCCTTCACGGACCCACTTGAGCAACGTCGGGACCTGGACCCCGGCACGTTCTGCGACATCTCGCGTCGTGAGCTGGTCGACGGTCTTTTCGGTCTGGACTGTCATCGTTCCATCCTTGAAGCGTAGCCGCCCCATGAAATCCCATGTTCCTCGGCGCTGAGCATGTTCCACAGGTCCGTGTCTTCGTAGTGGACACCGACGATAGAGCTTCCCTCTTTGATCGGCCCGTCGGGAGGCAGAACGCCGTGGAACTGGGTCAGGGTCATTGGAGCGATGAACCCTTCGACGATCACGGCCCGCCCGGTGATCGGCTTCTGGTGCTCCAGCTTCAGCTCGCGGCTGTTCGCCATGTACCCGTGCAGTGCATCCTCGATCTGCTCTGGAGACATGCTGTGCCCATGGGCGTCGGACACGCCGGGCTCGCTTACCAGGTAGTAGATGATCTGCTTCGCCGGGGAGCTGCACGCGACCTTTATCGCCGATGGCGCGGCGTCGGCCATGTGCTCGGCGTTGTCCCACGGGGACAGAGCGCCGGGGATCTCCCCCTGCAGGGGGACATCAGCCACAACACCATCGCCAACGACGATGGCGATCGACTCGGCGGGCCACCCGGGGATGTCGTCGATCAACTCCGGGTTCGGGACCATCGGGGATGTACCCAGGGTCAGGTGCGGTGTCCAGCCGTGTTCGTCGGGGAGCCGGATGATCTGACCGACGGCTCGCTCCAGATCAGCTTGGAGCTGCGACAACCCGACCGCCGAAGCCACCGCGTAGATCGTTGAACGGTCGTGCTTCGGGAACCCACCGACCCCCGACAGCTCCATCCTTAGCGTTCGGTGCTCAGCGCACACCATGGTCACGACGGTTTCAATAGCGGCGATCGCTGACTGGCTCAGCGTCGAAGCTTCGCCGAGGAAAAGCAGCGTGACGTGCAGCTTCTCCGGGGCGTCGGACTGGAGCAGCCCGGCCTTCTGCAGCTCAACGCGGATCGGTTGCGGGACCATCACGGCGAGCATGGCCCCGTTGTGTGCGTCGCTCTTGGCCATCCATACTGGCGGCTGGAACTCGCCAGAAGTCTGCTGGATGCAGCCCGAGCGCACGAGGGCAAGATCGTACAGGGCTGTGCTTTCCACGTCGGGCCCCGCGTCCCTGTCAAGCGTCACGTTGACCCCGACGCTGTTCATGATGTTGAACAGGTCGAACGAGTCTATGACCGGCTCCTCGATGCGCTTGAACACCCCGAGCGGCGGTATTCCGGGGGCAATGCCCACGACATCAGTCTCGACCATGACGACCGCCGGGAGTTCCTCCAGCCGCTTGGCCAGCGTGCTTCTCGACCGAATTGACTCGGCGAAAGGGCCGGGGACTTCGATTCCCCGGTCCCCCAGCGCCTGCAGGACATGGCTCGCCGCCCGCTCGAACGGGGCAAGGTCCTGCTTCTTGCGCCGCGCTCGGCCGTGCCACTGGGCGACCTTTGCCCACAGGGACTTCAGCTCGTCATCCGTCGCGGAGCGCAGCATGGTAGGTCGCAGCTCACGAAGCGCCAGGGCCTCGAGGTTCGACAGCTCCGCGCTGCGCCATGCCGCGTGGCCACCCGACACCGGGAGAGCAGCGCGGTGGAGCTGATTCCACACGCTGTAAGGAAGCTGGTCCTTCACAACTTGGAGGATCGCTTGGAGGTACTCGATTGTCGGCATGCTTGCCCCTTCTCTGGTTTGGTCTGCGCCAGCTCACATCAGTACGCGTCGCACATCTCGTCATCGTCGAACACATCGCAGCCGCACACCTCGCAACTTCCCGTGGGGACTGGAAGGGCATCGTCCGAGCAGGTAGTCGTTGTCCGGCCCATCATGCCAGCCCCACAACGCATCGGCACCCAATGTGCGCCGGAGGATGCCCGACAAGCCCGCCGTCGCCGGTCTCGAACGCCTCGTCGAGCTTGCGTAGCTGGCCATCCATTGGGCCACAAATAAGGCAGACGCCCTCGTCGTCCGAGGTGTCCCAGCGCTTGAGCTGGTCAGCGTCGAGCGCGCCTCTCTCCTGCAGCTGGTCCCACAGTTCTGCACGGCCATGGGACACGGCGACCATGGACTCGTGCTGCGCGATCAGGTTCGCCCGTTGTTTGAGCAGCCTTCCGGCGTAGCCGTCCACGATCTCCTGGGCCCGGGCGACAGGAACTCCCGCGTCGGAAAGGGCAGCTCTCCGACGGATGACTGCGTTCGCCTGCCGCTCGTTCAGCCCGATCACCTTCTGGATGTCCTTCGCAATCTGAGCCGGGTGCCGACCACTTAGAACTCCGTCGCTCAAGACCGCCCTGACCGCGTTGCGCGATCCGTCGGTCACGTTGGTAATCAACTCGCCGGTATGCTGGTCGAGCCACCTGGCGATCTTGGGTCGCTCCAGGTCGATCGACACCTTGGACTTCAAGTCAGCCGCCGCTGACCGGGCCCCGGCTGCAATGCCGTACTTCAGCTCCCCTGCGAGGTTCGCCGTGATGTCCGCCACGCGGTCGACCCGACTCGCGATCAAGACCCCCTGCACGTCCCCAACGGCAGCATCGCGGGCGAGGGGCGCGAGCTTGACCCGTCCCTGCAGTTCCCGGAGCGCCTGCAACAGTGGACCGCCGAAACGTCGCTGAAGCTGCATCGCAAGACTGAACGTCCTGGGCTGGACGACAGTCCGGCGCACGGCCTTCTCGACGAAAACGAAGCCCATCACTCCTCGACCGGTGGCAGCGATGCCGCGCGACGAAGGTACCGCTCCAGCCTCTCGTCGGGCAGGGTTAAAGCCCCCGCGCTCCCGAGCTTGCTGATGTACTCGCCGAGTTCTGCGAGGTCCGGGGTCTCGATGTCTCCATGGGTGACACGCGGGATCGGGCCCGTCCATCCGTTGACGGCGAACAGCCGCACGACGGCTTGCTCGTTGACGGTCTCTGCAATGGAGTCGAGCCAGGCCCCGAGCGCCGTGGCAAACAGGGCCGTCTTCGACGAATTCAAAGCGAAGCTGCCTACCTTGTCGTGCCCCAGCAAGATGAAGTCGGCGAGGCACGTCCCGGCGATTCGCACATCGTACCGCTGGATCGCTGCGCTCGCGTCGATCGACTTCTGCCCGCCTGACGACAGGAGCCGCAGGGCGTACTTCTCGTGGCCGTCCGCATCGTACGCCCGAGGGAACACCACGCCCATCTGCTCATCGACCT